ACGTTTCATAATTTATCACGTTTCATAATTTATCACGTTTCATAATTTATCACGTTTCATAATTAATTTATTTATTATTTATTTATTTTTTATTTGTTTAATTATATGTATTCTATAGACTTGACAAAAATACAAGACAACTCTAACAACTCTGAAAAACCTATCGGATTTATACAAGAAGATTTTCATTCAGAAGTTTTGGATTTTTTATTCGAATTACTTCAAAATAGAAAATTAATACTTTATAATAATACTGACAGATACGGTAATAAAAGTTTATACATTCAAAAATACAAAAATTTACAAATAAAAGATCTAAATCATTTTATCCCAGATCTTACTTTTAAAAAATTACATAAATTATTCGTCATTTCTCACGACAACATTTTTCATTTAAAACTTTTAGAAAGTTTTAAAGACAATATTATATTTATTGCCCATAGTAAAAAACATATACAATCATATAATAATTTGAATATGAATTATTTTTCCTTAACACCTCTTTTATGTACAGATAATTACATGTTACCAATTATCAATAAAACAACCTTCACCAAAGATACCGAAAATACCGAAAATACCGAAAATATTAATATTTTTAATCTAAATAAAAATTGGGATTATTTAAAAAATTTATGTAATAAAAACAATTTGCATATTATCATAACAGTTGGCTATTTTATAGAAAATAATAGGAATTTAAAATTAATTGAAGAATTATTAAATAGTAAAAAAATTATGTTGATTGCTTTTACACCAGAAATTAGTAAAGAGTTGAATCATTATATTTCTAAATATCCTCAAAATATATTTACAGCAATCGGGATATCAACTGAATTATTAAAACATAGCATATCTTATTTAAACATTAATCATTTGTTGTTTTGCCCACCTCCCAATTCAACTTTCTTTAAAGAAAGTTGGTCTGGTACTTTAGCATTCGGATTTGATAATAATTTAAAAGTTATTATACCTGAAGAAATTGTACAAATATATGATTTCAAAAATGATCATGTTGTACAATATAAAAATGCAAATGATATCATAGATTGCATTTTTAATAATAAAATAATATTTAATACAGATTTACAATCTTGGAAAAATCAAATTTTCTCAAGAAATATAAAGATAATTTCCAGTTTGATAAAATAAAAGATAAAGATTTTTGAAATAAGTTTATTTACTTAATAAGAAAATTCCTATACCATTCCACCAAGTATTTTTTCCTATATGATTAGGCATACCTTCCACTTCTTCACTACTTAAAATTTCTTCGTGTTTAAATTGAATATTTAAATTTAAATCACGTATAGCTCTCATAGTACCATTTCTTACTTCAGACCAGCACCAATCGTCAACTATAAAAATAAATTGATCTTCTAAAATAGGAAGATAATATTCTAATGATTTATAATGATCTTCTTCAGTATGAGCTCCATCGTATAAATAAATGTTGAATTTATATGGGATACATTTTAAATCTACACCCCAACAATCACTTTCTATTAAAGAACAATCACAATCTCCTTTAAATTTTTCTATGTTTTCTATAAAAATATTTGCATCCCCGTTAAATTGACACCAATTATCAATAAATAAAGCATCTATCTTGTTTTTATAAATAGCACTAATACTAGAACTTCCATACCAAGTTCCAATTTCCAAATAATTAGTTTGAGTTTCTTGTCCTTCATAATTAGAACAAATATTATTATAAAAATGTCTAGTATTTGTCCCAGTATAACCTTTATATTCTAATATTTCTTTACCTTCTTTTGTACTTGAATCAATTTTTGAAATTTTATTTTTGGCATTAATAATAGATTTACAAATATGACCAATAATTTTCATTGTTTTATCATCAAAATCTGATTCTTCTCTTTTTAATACATCATCGTTATATTTGTCAAGATTCCAATACATATAATATTAAACACTATTTTTTTTACAATTTTTAAACTTGACTTGTCATAAATATCTTATATCTTATATCTCGTATCTCGTATCTATAAATCTAGATTTTTATGTATATCATCTAAATTTCCAATAGATAATTGTGTTACTTGTTCATACCCATTTATATTTAATCTACAATCTATTTCCTTTAATACATCTATTATTTTGCGATTTTTGTAATTGTTATTAATTGTTTCTAAAAAACAACCTGTAAAAGCACCTTGTTCACCTGTATCGGCAGATGTTTGCGAATCTAGACATCCAGAAAACATGTATACGTCAGCTTCCGTTTCAATCTTTTTTTTACTGTTTTTTATTAAATATAAAATATATTGATCTACCCAGTCAGTTTCATTATATTCTTCTCTTCCATTATTTTTTTGACGTTGATAAATTAAATTGTATTCTAAATTTAAAATAGTACCACTATGACAACAATCGGCAAAACTCCATAAAGTTACACCTTTTGGTAAAATATTTGCCAAATTATCATATAACCATTCGTCGGTTATAAATCCATTTCTAATGTAATCAAGAGGTACTAAGACCTCATCTAAATCTACATCTACATCTACATCTACATCGTTACTTGAATTGTCAGTTGTTTTGTCATCTTCATTTGGATTTATTTGAGTTCCATGGCCAGAATAATAAAAAAACAAAGTATCACCTGACACTACATCTTTAGCTAATAAAAGAATAGATTCTTCAATATTTTTACGTGATGCTTTAATATCACTTTTATCAGTTAATTTTGTTATATTTTCCCTTTTATAATTACAGTTGTCTACTATAAATTTTTCAATGTTGTTTACATCATTCATACATCCTCCTAATTCATGTTTTGTTCCTATATAATTTATACCTATTAAAAGTGCTCGCTTCATCAAGTATAGTATAAACACAATAAATAAAATATACGATAATTGCAAATTTAAAATGTCGATACGATAGACAACAATCTAATTTCATGTAATATAATTTGACTAATAAAACTATCTCTCACCACCACCATCTGAAATAAAACCAGAAATTGTCTTTAAACATGTCTTATTTACATTGACGAATAAATAATAGATGAGATTTTTTCAATTTATTATTTACTTATTTTGCTTATATTTTGCTTATATTTTGCTTATATTTTGCTTATATTTTGCTTATATTTTGCTTATATTTTGCTTATATTTTGCTTATATTTTGCTTATATTTTGCTTATATTTTGCTTATATTTTTATAAAGTAATTTAATTTAATTTAATTTAATTTATACTTATTTTAATTTATACTTATTTTAAAGTAATCTCTTGCAAATGTTGATATATTTGTTTGGTTTCTTGAATATACAACTAATGTGCGAAAAGGTGTAGTGACAAGTGTAGCATAAGAGAGATTTGATTTGGTTTTATTATGTTTTAAAATATCAAATAAAATTCTTTTGTGTCTGAGTTTAGTATATATTTTAGCATCTATTCCAGAATTTAAATCGCCAGTAATTGTGATAAAATTACGTTCGTCATTTGTATAAATTTCAATAGAATGCATACGGTTGCGGGGATCAGGACCAAGTGTGGGATTTGCGGTTTGATTAATTACATCTCTAATAGCTTCAAGTATGGGTGTAATAGGTGATGTAAAATGTTTATCACAATAAAGTTTAGACTGTATATTTACTCTACATTTTTGTTGTAAATCTTGCAAGGTTTCAATGGAATTTAAAAAAACTTGTTCTCTTAATTCATTTGGCAAATCTTGATAGGTTGACATTTATAATATATTAATAAAATAAGTTTGTGATATTATTATTTTTAAGCAAAGATCAACGTTACACTTCTTTAAATTTTCATACGAGATATAATAACCACACTTAGAAACAACAGAAGACAACTGTAATGAAGATGTATTTTTATTTTAGACGTTATTATATATCATTTTCTTTTGAATGTCAAAGTCGTTTATAAAATCGAGGTGTTTTTTGAATAATTTTTCTTCATAATCGCTAATTACCAATTGAAGATGGAGTCTTTTCGTGGAAGTGTAAATTCCAAGTATTCTTAAACTTTGTAAAAAACTGGTTTTGCTTGACCTTACTTTTGTTATTTGCCATGTTAGATGTCTTGTGTAATCGCTAGAGACATAACTAAGACCTCTACTTGAGAGTCTATTTGCTATGAATATTATATGTTTGTGTTCTTTTAAGCTATCTATGATTTTTGATATAGACTTGAATTTGAATATTTTTTTGGTGTTATGTAAGTACAATGTTTTTTCCGAAGTCAATAATACAATAGGGATATTTACAAATATATTTGCCAATGTATTAGCGCAGCTTACCATTTGTGTTACGTAAGAGTACTTGTTTATCAACATAATTCCCGTATCCGATTTTTTAAATTTATTTACATAGTCAATTTCGTTGTCTTTGGTGTTCAAATTTATATTCAAGTCACCGATACCATAATAATTTGGATTTAGAGGAATTTTTATACAATTGTCATATACCATACTATTAAATGGTGTAGCTGTTACATGTACAATTTTACGTACATTATGTTTCTTTTTCAAAGGACATGAAAGTATAGTCTGATCTGACTCGTCAAGAATCAATATATACTTAAGAGGTTCTATTTTTTTAAAATAACTATATCTATACTTATTGTTTAAAATCAAGATCAGGTTTTTAGTTATTTCTTTTGTATTTTTATCGATTATTTGATATTCAATATTTTGCGATTTAAATCTTTGTTCATATTGTTTTAATACTAACAATGAATTTTGAATTACCAATACCTTTTTTTCCGAGACGTTTTCTTTTATGTATTTTATAATTTCTACAGTTTTTCCACCTTGGACATCTCCATAAATCAATACGTTTTTTTCCATACTGTCAAGTGTATATTGAGTAATACGACTCTTTAATACATTTGCTACACGTGCATCTCCAGTGTAACTAACTATGCGATCCATTATTTCAACTGGTAATTGGGGTACCTTGCTAGTCAACGCACTTGACATACTTGACATACTTGACATACTTGACATATTTGTTAGACGTATATACAATTTTTCTATGTTTTCTCTTTTAATTCAATTTTTTATAATTAGCTGCGCCACCTACTGGTGTAAATAAAAAATTGAATTAAAAGAGAAAACATAGAAAAATTGTATATACGTCTAACAAGTATGTGTGATCTCGCTAAATCTATTAATCAAATGAACAAGTTAGCGATTGCTGACAAAGAAATTTTGGAAGAATCTATTATTAATAGAATGAACAACATTTATTTGAACGAAAAGTTTTCTTTTATTCATTCCAAAAATGCAATTATGAATGTTGGGGAATTCAAGGGGTATTATTGTTTTATAACTGATATTACACCAATTTGTGTGGAAGTAAAGTTTGAAGGAACGGTGTATGTTTTTGTAAATGGGGAAACTAAAAAAATTGGTGAAAATATTAAGACTAGTTATGGCGAATCTATTATTTTGGATATTATTCCAGAAATGTATGAGATTTATGATATGAAGAAGAATATGAACATTCGTTTACCTTGTGAGGCTTTTAGTGTTATGATTGTATTAAAAAATGGAAATTTATTAAAAAAAAATGGAGAAAAATATTACTATGTAAAAAACATTAAAAATGAAAATGGAAATGAAAATTTTGTAGAGACGGATTTTGCTCGTGAAGCAAATAACATTGGGTTTACTTTTATGGAAAATGAAATCTTAAACGTGTACGCTAAGGTGATTGACGAAAAGTACACTGAATTTTATGGAAATTCTGGTAAAGTATTGCGAAATATTGGTAAACAATACCAAGTTTCTTTTAATCGTTGTGTTATTTTAAAAAAGACGACAGTAAAGAATTTAGATGGTGATAATGTTTTAATTAAAAGTGGAGTTTACAAAAACAAGATTGGTAAACTTGTAAAAGTATATGAAAACAATTATACTGTAACTTTAAATGCAAATGCTAAAAAATTGTATGAAATTTATGTTAAAGAAGAAAATGGGTATATTTCTAAAAAAATTGTAAAAGAAAATCTTTTTAACATTGACATTGTATTAAAATCTGGAAATTATTTTCAAGTTAAACAAATTATTTCAGAAGGTATCTTTTTAGGCCAAGAACGTGTTGGCAATCAATCTATTATTGAAAGGGAAATTACAATGGATGAAATTGAAATGATTGATTTTAAAATTATTTCTAAAAACCAAAAAGAAAGTAAAGTTGAAGATGAAAATGAAAATGAAAATGAAAATGAAAATGAAAATGAAAATGAAATTGTAGATACATTGGAAGAAAAGGAAGAAATCTTAGCGGATGACATGGATGATGAAAGGGAGATTGACCAATACGATGACGATAATGATAATGATAATGATAATGATAAAGATAAAGATAAAGTAGGTGAAGAAGTTGTAGAAGTGGAGATGAAGAGTACATTTAAGGATTCTAGTAGATTAAATACAATGGAGAAAAGGTTATCCGACAAAGAAAATGACATATTAAAAACTATAGAAAAATGTAAAAAATCATTAGAATACGATACGGAAGACAAGTATACAATAATTGACAAGGTGAATGAATGTGTAGAAGTGTTTAAAAATGAGTTGTTAAAAATAACTAAAGTTAAAGTCAAGACAGATTTAGTAAAAAAGTCAGATTATACATTTATGGTAGCTCTTATATTATTATACGATTTGATAAAAGGTGGTTATACAATGCAAAAATCGTTTGATGGTTATATTGAAAAGTTGTATAACGAAGGATATATAAAGGGTACATTTATTTCAGGAAGTATATTTTTACGAAAGGATAAAACTGACATATCCGAATCTATTTTTTCATGTATACAAATGACTGATTCGGAATACGATATTACAAAGGAATTATTAAAAAAGAAAAATCATCTAAGCGTGATAAAAATAATTATGAAAAACTGTGATAAATTATTGCAAAATATATTTGGTAAAGTGATATTTAATTACGATAATAAGATCGAATATATTCCTATTATTCGTAAAGATAGATCAGATTATACAAAATATTTCTTAACAAGTAGAGATATAGTATCAAATAATGTATCAAGTGATGCAAGGACCATATTAAATGGTCCTTTAATTAAAAAATGGATTGACGAATTAAAAAGAAAGGAAATGTGTATAAAGGATGAAAAATCAAAGGAGATTTATAGATTTGTCATAAAGAATTTCAACAAAGCTCCTATGATATTAAAAAATGTGGATATAAAGAGTGATATAAAATACGTTGAATTGGATAGAGTATACAGTAAATATGTATTAAAATTGTCAGGTCATTTAAAAGAAAGGGACATTGTACGTAAAAAGAAGATTGAAAAAAAGAATACAGAAAATATGAGAATATTATCAAATAGAATTTAGTTTTATTACTCGTTCTCTTGAACTACAATAATGATGATACTGTAACATCATTTTAACCAGACCAGACCAGACCAGACCAGACCAGCTAAAGCATTTTCTGTACCTATACCTATATATATATTTTGTTTAAAAATTGAATAATTTTAAAAAAATATATATAATAAAAATAAAGCACATATGACTAACAAATACTACCAAGATACTTTTGAAGAATACGATTATATATACGATCGTGTTAAAACAAATTCTAAAAAAATAAAAAAAAAAATTTACACTTCTAAACACGTCCGTATTCAACAATCAAAAATTAAATAATATTTCGAAATACAATTAGAAGATGGAATATAAAAGAACACCCATCTGATTATTCCTACAACAATCAGATTGTAAAATTAGAACTAAACAAAATGTTATTTATTGTAGAGTTTCTTCTTCTAAACAAAAAGATAGATGCTTATATCTTAGTAGTAGATATACAGATTATAAAATTATTAAAGACATTTCCAATAATTTAAGAAGTCCAGGTCTTTTAGAATTAAGTCCTGATCAAATGTCTTTAATAATTTTATAATCTGTATATCTACTACTAAGATATAAGCATCTATCTTTTTGTTTAGAAGAAGAAACTCTACAATAAATAACATTTTGTTTAGTTCTAATTTTACAATCTGATTGTTGTAGGAATAATCAGATGGGTGTTCTTTTATATCTATTTTATTATCTTCTTCAAAATCATTTACAATCGTCATTTAATCCATTCATTAATTTGTCTTTGTCAAAAATAACAATTTTACATTGATTCTTCATAATTATTATAATAAATTACAATTATGAAAATAAATTCAAGTTTCAAACTAAAATTTTTATTAAAACTTTAATTACTATATGCTAACCCACCCCGGATAGCTTTTTATCCTTTGATTTTCACCAAAAGCCGGACTATATCTTAAGAAAAACGCGATAACGTTTTCCCCAACTCCATTTAGTCTCTGAACCTTAAACCTTTTAATATAGGTTTCTTGGCTGCGGATTGTCCAATCCTTCACATTTTTACTATCGGGTTCGGCTATTAACCGAGATCCTTTTAAATGTTTCCAAATAAAAGTAGTAGTGAAGGCTCTAAGGAGGTTCCCGCAATTTGAAGTTGTTGCAAATTAAATTAACATACAGGTATAGTCAATTCATTTACTAGCCAGTTATATAGAAATTTTTCATTTCCTACTATTTTACACTGTTTTTCATAATAAGTAATAGTAGAACTTATTATGCAGCTGACTGTTTGGCACAGGTTAATGTAAATACATTCTTTAATGCCAGCCATGATTCTAAGAACGTTATAGTTTACAGCATAAACACGAAGTTTAGAAGTACTACCGACGTTGGTAGAAAGTTGGAGAGTAGCGTTATCAATACGAGACATATTGACCGTACCACTTGGTTGATGTTGCTCTGGGTTAATAGCAAAGGAGTATACATAGATACCAATGGCTGGGATACGGGTGTGATGTTGGTATGGTTGTACAAGGTTAAAGTAAGCACCTTCACGAACAGAGAATCGATCTTGTCCGTTTAATTGAAGCTTAGCATCAGTAACAGAGTGACCTCCATTATTAGAGTAATCGGCCATCTTGTTATCATCTCTTTGGATAACCCATACAAGTTCCTTACACGGATGGTTCAACGCAAGCTTGCTCTTAATCGCACCGGATCCAGCTGGAACAGATTCAGCTCCAGTGAATTGAAGTTGTTCAATGAGATATTCGTGTTGAACTTGAGCAAATTGACGACGTTCATCAGTATCAAGATAAATGTAATCAATGTAAAGAGATGCATCAAATCCATTCCCGACTGTAGGAGCTCCTCCTGTAGTATTATAAAGTGCAACAACATCAGAGAATGTAATGTTGAACTTGACTTCATGATATTGAAGTGCAATTAATGGAAGAGCAAGTCCAGGATTTCTACAAAACCAGAATTGTAATGGAATATAAAGGGTTGTAGCTGGAGTGGAAGTAGTATCACTTGCATCAGTGGTTAAAGCAATAGTGTTACCAATCATAGTATTGTATCCAGCTTCCTTTTCAGCACTTTGAGTTAATTCGTTCCAGATATTTAACCAATCGCCATAATGAGTATCGATGGTTTGTCCACCAATTTCAATATAAACGGTATCGATCAAGTTGTGTCCAACCATAGGATCCCACGAAATAGCTCCACCAGTAGTAGATAAACTTGGAAGGTTTACTTGAAGGTATACCTTGTGGATTAAATCACCATTTCTGGAAACGGTACAAGAAACTTTTCGTCCGAAATCAACAGTTCCTGTGAAAGTTTGTTCAATTGCTTCTAGAGCAAAGTTAGTATGTCTTCGATAGACAACTTTAAAAAAAGTAATTTGCTTTTGTACCCTACCTTTCGGTATATTTATATCTTGTATAAAACAAGAAGGGAATAGACTATATCTTAAGCGATTTTTTCGCCCACTACCGTTTAGTCGTTGAACTGGGGCCATAGGATTTTTCCCTTAGGCTTTGGCTGCGTACTCGTCCATTTCAAAAAATAATATTTATTATTTTCATCATATATTGCATTTTTACTATATCCCAGTGTATTCTGGGCCAGTAAACTTTTTCAAATTTACCTTAGTAGCAAATGAATTTACTATATTTTTATGATTATTTATTAAATCAATGTCTATTTTGTCATTTTTAATCAAATTTAATTCCTTTTCAATCTGACAATCTTTACATTTCATTAAAAATATCAAAATAAATAAAACTAAATTCATTTTTTAATATCTTTAGGATGTCGTCGCAATTTGATAGTGTCGCAAAAGAGTTTATATCTTGCTGTACTCTTTCACTAGCAGTTTTATTATTAATCATGATAAAAACACTTGATTTTGATTAATATAGGAATAATAACAGATTTTCCTATAACATATCCTAATAGTTATAGCTGACTACTTTTCTTCCCCATGTTATTAAGGATTACCTGTGAGGTATATATCTTGCTTTTATATGGTCTTTTCAAACCATATATTAGCCCTAATATCTCTATTAGGAATAGAGTACACCTTAAGAATTTTCAGATATGGCTAGTATCATCATAAAATCCCAACTTCCGTCTACTCGTTGAACCTTCATCTTATATCTACCTCTACCATCAAGGTAGCCTAAATTGAATGTAAATATTCTGTAGCCAATTGTAATTTAAAATTTACAAAATATTTTATTAATTCAATTTTATCAATATAAGATGCTTGGCTGCGGATTGTCTAATCTTTAACGTTTTTACTATGCCTCAGGTCATTACCCTTTGGTATTGTTAAGTATCACTACAAAACAAGTAGTAGTTAAAGTTCTAAAGAGGTTCCCGCAATTTGAAAGTTTCGCAAAGTACCTTACAGAGCTGAAATGCTCTATTTCGACAAGGTACTTTACTAGCAAGTTATATAATAAGAAATACTATTATTCCTTATTTGTATATTTATACTGTTTATCTAATATGGTATTTATACAAACCATACTAGCAGCTTACTATTCGAGCCCAGATATTTAAGCTCCATACGCTACTAATTGCATTAATCCACCACCCATTTATTTTTATACTATGCCATAAGAAAATAAATTTTTGTAATTAACTAATTAAATCGCGTAAAAAATACATTTCTTTAAATTAATTTAAAACTTTTACGTTAATTTAAATTTTAAACCATATTTTATTATAAAGCCACTGAAGTAAGCCGATACATCAACGTTAATAATGGTTCCATTTGAGTATTTTCTTTTACCATACCACCTGCAAGCAAATACTTGTAAAATGGCAAGAATATCCTCAGTGAATTCTTGTTCTGGTATCTAACTTAAGGTAAGGGGGTGCGGATTTTAAAAGTTCGTGTAAAATAAGCAGCGTGGTTTGGTCGAAATTCAAAACAGAGTTTTACACGAACTTTCAAAATCTGAACCGAAATTTATATTTGTATATGCAAGTCGTATCGATGGATTCTATTCAAGCCGTAAAAGATATTTACAACCGGATTTTTATATTCCTAGTAAAAAATTATTTGTAGAGATTAAGAGTAGAACATATAATTGTTGTGGAACTACTTCTGAAAAAATTGACCATGCTGCTCGTAAATATAGTACTAAGTTATCTCTTACAAAACGATTACAATGATTGTCTTGGTCTTGGTCTTGGTCTTGGTCTTTATCATTGTCTTGGTCTTGGTCTTGGTCTTTGTCATTGTCATTGTCATTGTCATTGTCATTGTCATTGTCTTGGTCATTGTCTAGGTCTAGGTCTAAATTTATATGTTCCCACGAATATACAATATATTTAATTTCATTTGATTTATAATTATTTTCCCTTATATAAATTATATCCTTTATTTCACTGTCTTCTTTAAAAGGATGTATATCTTCTATAAAATATCTATTCCTTACATTAATTTGTAACATACCTAATAATAATGTCTTTATATTTTTATTCAAAAATATCTTTTTATTAATCCTTTTATTAATCCTTTTATCAATTATTTCTTGAATTATAGTCATACTGTAAACTCTTTCCAATTCTTTTATATTATCAATGTTTGAAAAAGGTAACAAATTAAATATTAATTCATAAATACATATACCTAAACTCCATATATCTATACGTTTATCATAAAAATACAAATCAGATATCTTGTTTTTTTTATATGAATATGATGTAATATTTTCCATTTTTTTCATATTTAAAATAATTTCTGGAGCCATATAATAAGGAGTACCGGATAATTTAAAATACTTTTTTGATAAATTTGTTTGAACATTTTCTCTTTTTTCATTACGCAAATTCGATAAATCATAACAAGAAAACCCAAAATCGGATATTTTAAATCGTATACCATTTGGGGTATTATGTATTAAAATATTATGCAACTTTATATCTCTATGTATAATGTTTTTATCGTGGATATATTTTAATCCATTACTTGTTTGACGAATAAATTCTTGCATAAATTCATCTGAAAAACCACCAAAACAATTTCTTTCTTTTTTAGGCGATTTTTGTTTTAAATATTCGTAAACATCTCCTCCATTACAATATTCCATACGTAAATAATATATTCCGCGTTTTTTTGTATATCCGTAAAATTTTATAATATTTAAATGATCTAATTGTAATAATATTTCTATTTCACTTTCTATCATCTCTTCTAATCTATCATAATAATACTGACGTTCTTTGTCATTTTCAATTTCATTAGACTTTTCATCTTTATTTTTTTTGTATTTTTTTACAAGTTCGTTTATATTTATCTCTTTTATTATAAAATATTCATCGACTACATCAGATTCCTTTTCAAAACATAAAAAGACATTTGAAAAAGAACCTTTCCCAATTCTTCTTATTATTTTTACATTTTCCATATTAATTTATATTACTATATAATTTTTATTATAAAATTATTCGCTTTTTATTATTCGTCATTTTCGATTTCTCTTCTATTTACATTAATTTTTGTAAGATCTTTTGCGTTTTTTTTATTTAAAAACGAATCTATATTAGGATATTTGTTTATAATGTTTTTAAAAGCAATTTTTATAGAATTCTCATAATAATAAAATAATTCTTTTTTCAAATGAATATTTTTTAATAACTTAAAAATCATTTTTTCTGCTTTATGATGATTACCTACTCTTTGAAGATATAAAATACTACAATCTGGATAATAGGTACCGTAACGTTGCATTATATGATTTTCAACCTCGTTTTTGCTTTTTTTATTTCCAAATTTTGTCTTTCCAATTTTTACAATATTCTTATCATTATATTTTAAATTAGTTTTAATACAATAAATAAATCCATCATTATCAATTAATGTACCCAAAGACATTTTATAAAAAGAATTACTTTTTTACATTTTCATTTTTTTATTAATTTTTTTATTAATTAAATCTTTTTACAAATCTTTTCAAAATATATTTTTGCAGAATTATAACCACTTTCTATCAATAATCTTTTGTCATCAGATGACAAATTATAATTTATTAAACTAGTTATTTTATAAGCATCAATAGTTATAGTATGTGAAATATATTTATCTAAACGAGTAGATGTTTTTTCCTTTTCCAACATATAAAATTGTAATACGTTAGACATATAATCACTAAAACTTTCTATCTTGACATCATGTTCGCTTGTCATTTCTTTCATTGATACTAATTTGCATCCTAATACAGATGATAAATTATCTTTAAAAAAATGTATAGGGTAATTGGATATTAAACCACCATCTACGTGAATATCACCTTTATATTTTTCAGCAGAAAATACAAAAGGTACACTTATAGACATCCTTATTGCACGTATTACTTTTAAATTCGGTGTATTTTTATAATCAAAAATAGATAATGTATATTTATTTACATTACTTGCCAATATTTCTAAATGAACACCAGTTTTTTTATACAATTGTGAAAATGTAATACCAATTGGATATCCTTTTTTTATTATTAATCTTTCCAACCACTCGATAAGCTTTTTACCAGATTCTAAACCATACTTTTGTAAAAAATTTTTTATCTTCATATCGGATAACATTTCAAAATTTACATCTTCTATTTCAGTATTTAATTCATCGTAATTATAATTTAACGAATAAAACAAACCCATAAAACACCCAACTGATACACAAGTTATTCTTTTTATATCTATTTTTGGATATATACATTTATTTTCGTCGAAATCTTCATTTAATTCCTCATTTTTGCGTTTTTCTTTTAATTCATCCAGATATTTTATTATACCAACATAAGCTACACCCCTTGACCCCCCACCACTACAAACTAATGTGTCTATTTTACTTTTAAAACTTCTTTCCATATTACTTTAATATAATAATTTTAATAAAATAATTTAACCAAAAAGTTTAAAGTATTTTAGCTTTGTTTTAAAGTAATTCAAAAAATGTGTTATCTAAAATATCTTTTACTACAAATTTTTTTTCTGTAAAATTATTATCATTTTTATACAAAATAAATTCGGAATCTAGATTAATATTCAAATAAGAAAAAAATAGATCTAACTTGATATTACTTTTATCAAAATAATACATAAAACTTCTAAAATCACTTGTTATATCATGTTCTATAACTAAACCACCTAGATTAATATCTCTAGTACCTTTTATATCTCTAGTACCTTTTATATCTCTAATATCTTTTATATCTCTAATATCTTTTATATCTCTAGTACTTTTTATACTACAATATACAATCAAGTTTCTTTTTTCAAATATCGTCTCAAAATTTTCTTTAAAATTTTCAATATCATCTTTTACATTATTATTTGTATCTGATATAAAAACAATATTTTGTTCTTTGCCATTTTCTACAACACAATGTTCTTCTAAATAAAAATATCTATCCTCATAATTTTTAAATAATATTTCCATTTTTTTATAAAATCCATCTTTTTTTCTTGTTTTCATCGTAAAAAATAAGTTAATGTTTAATAATAAGTTTAAAACCACACGTCTTACAGATATCATAATGTACCTTACTATACTCACAATACATCTTACAGATATCACAATGTACCTTAATAGATGCTTTATAGATGCTGCACAGATTATTATATTAAAATACATTATATTACTCACAATGTACATTATATTACTCACAATGTACATTATATTACTCGCAATGCACCTTAATAGATGCTTTATAGATGCTGTACAGAGTATGATAATGCACCTTACAGATGCTATACAGAGTATGATAGTGTACCTGTATCTGTAAATTGTGTAAAAAATACAAAAAGAAATACAACTAATAAGTAAATACATTTTTTATTTAAAAGTAAATTTACTTATTAATTATATTTACTTTTAAATGAATTTTTTTTCTATTTTACAAAAAAATGAAAATGAAAATGAAAATGAAAATGAAAATGAAAATGAAAATGAAAATGAAAATGAAAATGAAAATGAAAATGCATTAAAACCAAAAGATACAATAGACAAAAAAGACAATAATATTGTGCATACAAATTCTTATAAAAATATAAGAAGGGGGAATTATGTAAAAATCATAGGTGTTAAAAATAGTATTTTAAATATTTATAAAGGATATAATGGGGAAGTAAGAGATTATAAAAAAGATCAAGACTTTGCTATTATTTTTTTACATTTTAATTATAGTCGTATTAAATTTCCAATAGATCATTTTATTATAATTGATTAAAATGGTTATTGTATAAGTAATTGATCTAGATGTATTTATCATTCTTATATTTTTTCTGGTAAAACACATGACAATGCTTTTGGGGAACATATAGCTCTTGTTTTTTCATATTTATCAAGTACTTCTTTAAAAGGTGGGGTGGGGGTTGTGATGAATGTAATTTTTTTGAATTCTTTTATTTTATCATAATATTCATTTTCAGAAAATATTTTATCACGATGCATTTTTTTTAGTTTTATCTTTTCATCTTTATAACATTGATTTTCTTGGTATATTAATTTTTTATTTACTTTATCTTTAATTAGGTACATCCAATACATTAATTCAATACGACCAACTAAATATGGTTCAATAGGTAATTCTTTGATAAAACCGTTCAACGAATTTCTACAAAAAATACAAGGTAAAATCATTTGTAATCCGGATAAAAATTCTTTAAATGCAATTTTTATTTTTTTATCATCTTTAGTTTTTATTTTAACAGGATATCTTCCAATAATGCTGGTGAATAAAAAGTCCCAACAATTGGGTCCCCACTTTGAAGTTGCCATACCCTGAAGAGAATGATATATAGAATAATCTATATCTTTTGGTAATAGATTATTGTTAGTCTGGAGGGTTTCCCTTTTCATATCACTATTATTATATATACAATAAAATAAATATATAATAAATATTGTGGGATTTTGTTCAAACTTATATATTAAAGAATTTCTACCCCGCGTCTAAGAGATGCAGGGCTTTGTTCATAACTACTTTGGTTCCAAGGTCCAACTTGTTCCTTTGGAATAGGTGGAAGGACTCTTATATCTAGGTATGGAATTTTATTACTTTGAGAAATTGTGTTAATACCTGCATGATACCCACTTACTAGAAAGTTTTGTTCTTTTAACAAATTAGAAACAGGATTTTGTTTTGCAAATTCATTAGCATCATTGTATTTTGGTAAAAGATCTTCTGCAGTAAGCTTTGCAGATCCAGCTACAACATTATCAATTTGTCGTTTCTGCTCAACTGCAATAGGTTCATTTGCTGGTGAAAATGCCATTTGATTAGGTTCATTTGCTGGTGTTGCGAGTCCGGTAGCTTGTACAAGTGGTTGGAAGGGTTTTTCAGGTAGGATATTTTGTACAGATCGTTGGATTGGTTCAACGCCAACGTCAACGTTATCTAACCTTTCCCTATTTTGTCCCATATATTGAATTAAAAAATATACTGCTACTATAACTAATAAAATTATAATCGTATTACATGTATTTTCATCTTTCATAATATTATCCATTATTCTTTTTATTATAGTATAACAAAATAAATTTTTTTATTTTAAATAAAAAAAATACTCATAAAAACTATCTAAAATTTGTGGTACAATTGTATTTTAATTTAAAATTTAAAAGTCAAGTAACAGAAGGTAAAGGGAGATATGAAACAAATCGTATTAGATAATGGTTGTCATTCTGATTTTGAAAATAATACAGATGAAGATAAAAAATTAGATATAGATGACTTTTATTTTAACTATTCAAATGATATTTTAGATATTTATGAAAAAATAAAGGAAGGGCTTTCATATTCACCATTCTTTATTTCTAATTTAAAATTTACATTGTTAACAGACTTTATACTTTTAATTTCATTACATGGGTCTAACAAAAATTCTACACAAGTTAATCAATTTTGCTTAGATACATTTGACAATTATTACGGTGTAGAAATTGAATATTCGTATAATATAATATGCATGTTTTTAAAAAAATTTAAAAGAAATTTATATCGTAATACATGGGTAGAATTTTGCTTTAAACATACTGATTTACACGAATTGAAAAATAAATAGTTTCATTTCAATTCATTTCCATTTTTATGTTTTAATTGTTTTTTAGGGATACCAGTTATACTATTTATAGCCATCAATGCACAATCCGAAAGGTCATCGGCCTTCTTGTGTGCTAAAAATACAGGTAACCATTTTTCTTTTTGTTCTTTTGAAAATTTATTTTCTAAAAACCATTTTGTATATTGAATTGATAACCATTTTCTTTGAGCATATTTTCCTTTTAATGCACATTTGATTTCCGGACCAGTATAAGCCTTTAATTTTTGTGATGCCCTTACAAATCTTATAGTAACATCTGTATCTTTATATAATTCGACGAGTTTTCCGTAAAGTACATGACTTGTAAATAACATTTTGGCATTACATTTAGGTTGCAATTCAATAAGAATCGTATTTAATTCTTTAAAAATAGGATTTTCATCATAAATTTCTTGTACGCGTTTTATAAATGTTTTTGCTATATCTTGTAATAAATATGCATCGATATTTTTCTTTTTAAAATCATTAACTTTCGTCGCCTTTATATTTTTTGGAAAATGTGTTTTACAACAAAATACAATTTCGTTCGCTAAATTGTATTTCATATTACATTTTCTATTACATAATTTACCATTTTTAAATGTATCTTGACAATGATGATCGTCGCTATCTAAAATATTATAAACATCCCATAACAAAATTGTGTAGTCACTATTCATGATGTTCATTGCCAAGTTACGTAGACCAACATCTATACACAATGTTATCCTTTTTTTCCCGTCTAAATCAAGTACCATTTTCTTTTATAATTATCCTTTATATTTCTAAACATTTTTTTAAAAAAAATTAAACTACAAAATCACTAACGTTGATGTATCGGAAGCCTTTTCAATTCGTCTAGATTATAAAATTAAAAAAAATCTATATATCAATATGCTTCTTAACGAATTTGAAAAACTGGCGCTTCGTAAATTTAAAATTAAAAGTATTTTACCAGATGCTACCATACTTATCCTCGGGAAAAGGAGGAGCGGCAAATGTAAAATTTATGGTACCAAAGTTCTAATGTATGATGGTACAATTAAAAATGTGGAGGATATAAAAGTTGGCGATCAAGTTATGGGGGATGACAGTACACCTAGAAATGTACTAGAAACACATTCTGGAACTGATACAATGTATAAAGTAGAAAATAGAAAGGGTGAAAGTTATACTGTAAATAGTCATCATATTTTAAGTTTAAAATGGACTGCTAAAAAATTTATATTTGAAAGAAAAGAAAGAATGTCTTTTCAAGTAAAATATTTTGACAAAAATAAGATTAAAGTAATACATAAAGATTTTTCTTATAAAAATAAAGATAAAGATAAAGATAAAGTATACGACGAAGCAAAAAGATATTATGATAATATAATAGATAATTTATATGTAGATATTCCTATAAAAGAATACTTGGGACTCTCTAAAAAATACAGAGAAAATTTATTAGGATACCAAGTCTCTGCATTAACTTTTCCTAAACAAAATGTAGAGTTACCAATAGATCCTTATATGATTGGATATTGGTTAGGAGATGGTACATCAAATAATTCTAATATAACAACACAAGATTCTACAGTATTACATTATTTTGCAAATAATTTAGAACAATACAACTTGTATTTAGATTATAAGGAAAAATACACTTACAAAGTTTCAAGTGGTTATGGACAAAATGGTAATGTTTTTTTGAAAACGTTGCGTGATTTGGATATGTTGAATAATAAACATATTCCACATATTTATAAATGTAATACTAGAGAAGCTAGATTAAAATTACTTGCCGGATTTATTGATGCAGATGGACATTTAGGTAAAAGAAATGATTTTGAAGTAACACAATGCGAAAAACATGAAAAATTATTTGATGATATTATTTATTTGGCTCGTAGTTTAGGATTTACTGCTTATAAACATGATAAACATGATAAACATGATAAATATGATAAATATGATAAAAAGACTTCTTGGACACATAACGGTGTTAAAAAATTTGGAAAAGCATTCAGAATACATATAAACGGAGAAGGTATAGAAGAAATACCTACTTTAATTCCTAGAAAAAGGGCACAAAAGAGAAATGATCGTGCAAATGCATTAGTCAGTCAAATTAAAATTACTCAATTATCTGAAGACCGTTATTTTGGCATTGAATTAGATGGAAATAATAGATATGTATTAGGAAATTTTATTGTTACACATAACAGTTTCCTTGCAAGAGACATCTTTTCTAATCATCGTGATATACCATCTGGTATAGTGTTTTCAGGCACAGAAGAAGCATCTCCATTTTTTGGAGATTTTGTACCTGATTGTTTTATACATTCCGAATATGATCCGGAACTAATAGATAGTATTATGAATCGTCAAAAGCGTAAAATAAGAGAAGCTAAAAACCAAGGCCTTTCCGAAACAGGAAAACATCAAAGTAATAATTTATTTATTGTTTTAGATGATATGTTGCACGATGCTTCTAGTTGGAAAAAAGATAAAACTATTAAAAGTATTTTCTTTAACGGAAGACATTTCAATTTCCTTTTTATCTTAACCATGCAATATGCCCAAGGTATCCCACCTGAATTAAGAAGTAATATCGATTATGTATTTATCTTTAACGAACCTTCTGTAGCTAATAGAAAAAGAATCTATGATTCATATGGTGGAATGGTTGCTTCGTTTGATTATTTCTGTAATATCTTGGACGCATGTACACAAGACCATGAATGTCTTGTTATTAAAACATCAGGAAATACTTCTGATTTACGAGATCAAGTTTTTTGGTATAAAGCATCAGCACATAATGATTTTCGTGTAGGTCATCCTAAATTTTGGAAATATCATAATACTAATTATAACGAACGTTATGAAGAAGATGATGATAAAAATCAACAACAATTGGATAAATTAAAAAAGAAATTTGCAAAAACGAGAAAGTTAAAAGTTATTGTTTCTAGAGAAGGCGAAATTGTTGGTTATAAACAAGAAGATGAATAAAGCTTTGTACATATTAGAGTAAGTTTTATAGATATTTTAATATTTAATCTTTTTTCTTTAATGTTATTTTACCTTTTTTATATAAATATAACAAATGTTGTTTTAATATTTCTTCTTTTTCTTTTTTATGTTCTATTTTTTCTTCTATTTCCCTTTTCTTTTTTAATTCTTTTTTTTTGATATCACTCAAAGGATAAATGTGATTGTATTCTTTATCAGGAATATATATAACATTATCTTCTAATTGAACACTCCATGTTAAATTTAATTTTGGATTTACCAACATTATATAATCCGGATATTCAACTTTCATTAATAAACCACCAATTCTAAATTTTTTATTTTTTAAATTTAAATAACGTATCCATGTCTTGAATGGTTTTACTTTTTTTAATATTTTCTTCTCTTTTATTGTTTTTAAAGCGACGTAATTATCTAAATAATTTACAATATCATATCCAGTCATATGATCCTGTTTACTACCATATTTTGATTTTTTATATCCAGTATCAACAATACTAACAAATCTATTATCATCCCCAGTAAAGTCTGTTGGATCTGTTGGATCTGTTGGATCTGTTGGATCTGTTGGATCTGTTGGATCTGTTGGATAAGAACTATCCTCACTAGATTCTGTACCTTTTTTTTCTATTATGATTTTTTTTGATTTTTTTTGATTCATAATACTCGTTAATTTATATTACTCTATATATTACTTATATTATTAATCATTCTTTTTTATTTTTTTTATTGGTTATTTATACGTTTACAAGATGTTTCGATATTTATACGATTTAGCTATGAATTTATACAATGACGCAGATGAAATCATACCTAATTTATGGTTAGGTAATCATAGATCGGCATTAGATATTTCATTTTTACAAAAAAATAATATTAATTTAATTATTAATTGTACACAAAACAAATCATTTATAAACAACAAAATTGCAGGTCTAGAAACATATAGAATTCCTGTTAATGATAGTTTATTGGAACAAGACTTTATAGTAATGCAAAAATATTTTCAAATTTTCATTCCTTTACTTTTAAGAAAATATACAATAGAAAAAAAACATATACTTGTACATTGTCATATGGGAAAACAAAGAAGTGCTATAGTAGTAGCAGCTTTATTAAAAGTACTTTTAGATTACAAATATCCTTATAGATATCCTTATAGATATCCTTATAGATATCCTTATAGATCAACTGACAAAAAAAAACAATTTGATTATATATGTAATTATATAGTCCTTAAACGCCCACAAGCATTTACTTTTGGATATAGAGTAAATTTTAAACAAACATTTTATAGATATTTTAATATTTATTAATTTTTATGTAATTTTTATGTAATTTTTATGTAATTTTTATGTAATTTTTTTATATTAGTTACTATATATACAAATGGAATTTCCACCAGAAATAATTGCAGGTATAGTTTTAGTAATAGCTATTCTCATATTAATAGTTTTTATATATTTAAAGTATTTTGGTAAGGAAGAGAAAAAGCTGTCTGGAAATGAAAATGATGTTGCAGATTTTGGTTGTGCAGTTGAATCAGGTAATATTATTTACGGAGCACAAGGAAAAACTGTCAATTATGATATACCTAAAGGTTCTAGGAAAATACGAGTAGATAATAGCTTGAAAGGTGATCCTATTGGTGGAGTATTTAAACAATGGAATGCAAAATATAAATGCGAGTAAAAATGGCAAGTTTATTAAACAAACATTTTAATTTTCTTTTGTAATTTTTTTTATATGTCAGTTACTATATATAAAATGGATCTAACTACGGAAATAATTTCAAGTATAATTTTAGTAATATCTATTCTCATATCAATAGTTTATATATATTTTATGTATTTTAGTGAGGAAGTAAAAGAGCTGTCCGGAAATGAAAATGATGTTGCAGATTTTGGTTGTGCAGTTGAATCAGGTAATATTATTTATGGAGCATCAGGAAAAACTGTCAATTATGATATACCTAAAGGTTCTATGAAAATACAAGTAAATAATAGCTTGAAAGGTGATCCTATTGGTGGAGTAGCTAAGACATGGAAAGCAAAATATCAATGCGAGTAAAAATGACAAGTTTATTAAACAAACAAATTAACTTCTAAAATGTTTTTATTTTATTCTATTCTATTATAACACAATGGATTTATGCAAATATTCAAATTTATTTGGAGCACCAAATACAGGATTGCACAAATATAGATTTTTTGATATTGCGATAGTGGATGTTGTAGCAACCGTTTTTTTAGGGATTTTTATAAAGGTGTATTTTTTTAAAAAAACAAATATTTTAAAAATAATGCCTTTTATTTTCTTGTTAGGTATTATATCACATAGAGTTTTTTGTGTAAAAACAACAATCGATAATTTATTATTTTAATCATTTAATCATTTTTCATTTAATCATTTTTCATTTTTATTTTATTTTATTATAATAAAAATGACAAGTTTATCGGAAAATATATCTGGAGTATCGGAAAATATACATAAATTATCGAAAAATATACATGAATTCTCGGAAAAAACATATACTGAATTATCGGAAAAAATATCTGTAGTATCGGAAAAAGCACATAAATTATCGAAAAAAATAGATAAGAAATATCCTGGAACATCGGTGAAAATATATCCTGGATTATCAAACTTGGCAAATTACGATTTTATAAAAGAAAATCCTATATATTTGATATATCACGTTGTTACAATATCAATTGCTCTTTTTATTTTTATAAAAATATACACTATTATTAGTGGTGTAAAATATTTTTTCTTTGATGGTATCCCATTATTTTATCAAGATTTAATTAGCGAAATATGTAACAGCAATATAAAATATTCACTACCATTTTTAATACCTATTTATAATCCTCTATTTTTATTATTTTATCTAATACCCTTATTTAATTTATTTAGTTATTTACCTGTTAGTTTTGTAAATAGTGACGATAAAGAAACTCGTAATGTAACTTTTCAGAGAGCATATGGAACTTATTATTTATCTTCTGTTTTATTTTTATATACAATCGTCTTTAATTCTTGTGGAGTAACTGACGCAACTGTAGTGGAATAATATTAAGCTCAAATACTTGGATAAAATACCCATTTAGTTGTTTTATCAATTTCCGACATGTGTCCAACTATTTTTTTGAAAATATCGTCTTGTTGACGTAATTTATCGTTACTTTTTAATAATGGAAAATATTTTGCAAATTCGTGAAGATTTAATATTTGAAAAAATTTACAAAGTGTATAACTATAACTCAAGAAATTCTTACGAGATGGTGGTTTGAATTTATCATATGGATCTTGAATTTGCTGAAACATCTTTTTTATCTTTTCCTCAATTTCTTGCGTTAATGTAAATGTTGGTCTACCATTTAATCTATTGATAATACCAATTACATTATCGTAATAATCATTTAAATTCAACTTTTTAAGATATCTTTTTACCTTTTCTTCAGTTAAAGCATTTAAATCATTTATTCTTTCCTTTTTAGCTTCCAATATTACTTTGTCTAAAACATCTTGTGGAATCGCTCTAGACTCTTTATTTTGAAACCGTCTTAACCAATCTTCGAGATGTGATCGTTTATCGTATGTAAATTGTGGTCTATAATCATAATCTTGTTTTTCTTTATAAGACAATTCATTTGCTTGTTCAACCGTAGTTTTGCAAATACCGCAATTTGGACATACTAAAAAACTATTTGCAACTCCAAATGTTACATTACAATCTCTGCATATCAACGATTCTCTTTTAATAGTCATTTTTTGCATTTTGTTTTCTGGATCAAATTTCATATAATATTCTTCTACTAAATCTACTTTTTTTGCATTTATCTCATTTAATTCTATACTAATTTCTTCACTTAATTCGTTTAAATTTAACAATTCGCCCTCACGATTTTCTAATTCCATATACTTTTCTATTATTTGTGCTGATTCTAATAAATAATCACAAAAATTTAGATTATTATCCAATTTACTCTTTTCATTTTCTAAATTACGTAATGTTTTTTTATTTTTATCCTCATTATTACCATTTTTTAAATCGTTTTCTACATTTTTAATATCCAATATTATCTTTTGCAATTTTTTATCATTTGTACATAATTCTTCTAGACGTTGATCATGTTTATGTAAAATAGCATGTTGACTTTTTGATTTCTTTGTTTTTTGAAAATTTTTAGAAAAAGTTGGTTCACCTACAGTATCCCTTTTCTTTCTCATATATATATATATATATGTATAATTATGTTTAAATTATTTAGAGCACTGCGGTTTTTTAATGACACTATTAAAATAAAGTCTCCAACATATATATTGATCTTTATTTAGAGCACTGCTGTTTTTTAATGACACTATTAAAATAAAGTCTCCAACATATATATTGATCTTTATTTAGAGCACTGC